TGGTGGTTATATGAAAAATATAGTGAGACCTGGACTTTTAATTTAGATTGTAATTGCTCACGATATAAAAAATTCACATTAGTTTGGTTAAACGAATTAGGTGGATTTGATTATTATAACTTTACAATGAGAAGTGATAAGGGTAGAAAAATTGATAAACAAAAATTTACTCGCCACTTAAAATCCTATAAAGGAGTTGGTGGATATAGTTATAAAATGGGTGAGAGGGGTTCAACAACTTATAATGTAGTTTCAAATGATAATTATATTGTAAGAACAGATTGGATTAATCAGCCATACTTAGATTGGATAAGTTATTTATATGAAAGTCCAGAAGTATATTGGATTGATGAAGACACAAGTAAGATATATCCAATTGATATAACAAACACAGAGGTTGAATTGTTTAATAAAATAAACAGAGGCGATACTGGAACCTTATATAAATATGCAGTTAATTTTGTTTTATCAAATAATAGAGTTGTTCAAAGAGGTGGTGATTTTAATAGCGGACCAACAATTTATAGTGGTATATTTTCAGGAAAAAAATAAATAAGATATGAACAGAATAGAAATTAATGTATCAAATGTTGCTGGGAATATAGTTGGAAAATTGGATATTGGTGATGCTGAAATAAACACGATATATCAATTGAGTGATGTGATGGAACCGACAACAAAAAAGACGAACCACACAAAGACTTTTACTATACCAGGAACAAAGACTAATAATCAAATCTTCCAACATATATATGAGAATGGTTTTTCATCATTTGCTTATAATCCAAATCTTAAATTAAACGCTCAGGTTTTGGTTAATGGAAATCAATACTTTTCAGGAGCACTCCAATTAAACGAAATAATAAAAGTTGATAATAAAATTATTGGTTATGATATTACAATATACGGACTATTCGGAATGTTTTTTAATAATATAGCAAACTCTAAACTAATTGATATAATTGATTTAAGTGATTTTAATCATGAGTGGTCTACACAAACAATTGCTGCAAGTTGGCAATACTGGATAAGACAAAATGGATTAATAACTCCATTCAGTTTAGGAAATGGTTATGTATATCCACTTGAATATAGAGGGGAAGTTAGTAATCTTTTTGATGCCGAGAGTATGAAACCAGCCGTATATGTTAAGACTATATTCGATAGAGTTTTGAAAAGTCAAGGTGTAAGTTATGAGAGTGATTTTCTTAATAGTAGTTTATTTAGAAAATTAATAATGCCCTATACTGGTGAGGATAAAATTAAACTAAGTGCTTCTCAATCTGATGCGGCTTCAACCTGGGTGAAAACATCACAAACAACTCCAGGATGGACCTCAATAATTGATGGTGATAGTAAGACGAATAAGTTTTATCCAGCAGTTCAAGTTGGATTTGATGATAGACTTAATGCACCAGCTCACGATACAAATAACAATTGGTCTGTTTTATATAAAGTTATGACGGTACCTAAAAATGGAAAATATAATATATCTGTAACAGTACCATTAAGAGTTAAAATTGATGCATACACCACAGATGGTAATTTAGAACCATATGTATATTGGGTTGGTGGTCCATTTGAAATGAGATTAAGATTGGTTAATCAATCAACTGGTGTAACACTTAATTCAACTGCTGAAACATTAACCGATGCCAGATGGAATAGTGGAAATCCACATGTTATGAATTCAACAACGGGCGAATTTACAGAAGAGATAAGACCTTCAACAAGTTGGACTGGACCTCTTCATTCTGAAGACCGAATAGCAGTTTATATTGATTGGTGGAGCACGGCTTCAAACTTTACTTATAAGTTTAGACATGCTGATTTGATTACTGGAATTGCCTTAAATCAGGTTAATTTAATTACACATTTAGTTGTTGATAATAAAACATTCACACCAGGTTCATCAGGAGTATATGACCCCTATTCAACGGCTCAGTTTATAATGGCATTAGCTGATGAGGATGTTGCGTTAGGTGATACGATGGATATGAATGCTTTTATTCCAGATATGAAGTCGGTTGATTTTATAAAAGAGATAAATAAATTATTCAACCTATATTGGATTGAAATTGGTGATAATCATTTTAAGATAGAACCAAGAAATGATTTTTATAAAGGTGGTAATATACACGATTGGACTTATCAAATTGATAATGCACAGGAGATTAAAATTGAACCCTTATATGATTTACAAGATAAAAAATACACATTCACATATGCGGAAGATACTGATTATTATAATGAAGACTATATGGCATCTTATGATGAGGTATATGGGACTAAGACTTTAGAGGTTAATAATGATTTTGTAGTTGAAACACAAGAGGTGAAATCCACATTCGGAGCATGTCCAACAGTTCAACATTTGAATTCAAATAGAATGTTACCAGAGTTTGTTAAAGATGATAGTGGATTAAAATCAAATACAAAAACAAAAACCAGAATTATATTTTATGGTGGATTAAAGACGACAACGCAATGGAAGATGTTTGATAAATATATAAACCTATCATCATCATTTTATAAATATCCATATAGTGGTCATCTTGATGATTGGGAAAATCCAACAAATGATTTAAGTTGGGGAACACCAAAGAAGTTATATTTTCCGTGGATTAATATAACCAATAATAATTTATTTAATAAATACTGGCGTTCTCACGTTGAAGAGGTTACAGATAAGAATAGTCATTTATTAACGGCACAAATTATATTAAGTGAAATTGATATGATTAATTTAGACCTACGAGATACTATACAGGCTGATAATGTTTATTATAAAATAAATAAAATAACACATAACCCCTTAAATAATATAGCAGAGGTTGAATTGATAAGACAAAAAGATTATATATCATTCTCACCCTCAACAATATCATCTCTAACGGTGCCTGATAAGTTTACAAAACCATTAAAATTTGGTGGTGGAACATTTACAGAGATTGGTGTAAGTGGTTTATTAAACCCAAGAGGGATTTTAACGCCGAAAATGTTATTGACGCCATATATTATGAATAGAATAAACCCGATACATGATATACTAACAGCTTATACTATATTAGATGGAGTTGATAATTGGAACCCGAACCTCACAAAGGCTGATATATTCGGTGATTGGATACCAAAGACAAATTATTACGCAACTAAAAACCCACAACCTGGTAATAATTTTATATCATTACAAGCCGGTCATGTTGTAAGTGGAAAACAAAACTTCATAGACCCATCATCAAATAAGGTTAAAGTTAATGGTGATAATAATAATATCGGAAAAGGATGTGAGAATATAACCATAACTGGAAATAATAATCAAATCTGGGGTGGTGTTAAGAACATAACCATAGTTGGAGATAACCAAATTGTTAAAGTTAGTGATACAACTTATATAGAGGGTATAACAAGAAATATATCAATGATAATATCACCGACTAATAATGTTGGAACTGGTGGAGTTATAAGAGGTGGAAAAAATAGTGTAAGTGCCAACCGAATTATTAATGGTGGTCAAGATTAAACAAAATATATTAAAATTATATTTATATAAAAGAATAAGAAACTTATGAGTTGTAATACAACCGAGGACGTTAGAGCTAGAATAATAATGAAATATAGCACCATATCTGGTGCAACTCCATCAATACCCCTTTCGGATAATCATGAAGATGGAACATGGATACCAACTGATTTATATATTGGTGAATTTTTTACAAACGCAGCTGATGATACTTTTTGGATTAGAACTGATAATGGTATATCACAATTGTTTGGTGGAACTGGCGGAACTGGTTCTTTTATTGGTGATTTTGTACATATATCAGGTGGTACTTTTAGTGGATTGGTTTTTGCTCCAACATTTTCAGCAAATTATTTAGTTGGTGGTACTGTATCAGGGGATACAATAACGGCTGATTATTTTATTGGTGGAACATATAGTGGTGATGGTTCTTTATTAACAGGAATTGTTGCAACGTGGTTGGGTGGTACTGTATCGGATGGAGTATATTTTACAAATGAGGCTAAGTTTACAAACGATACTTGGTTGGATGGAAATGTATTTTCAACATCTGGCATTAATATATCAGGTAGTGTTAGTATATCAGGTGGAATTTTAACATCGGATTACTTTGTAGGTGATGGTTCTGGATTAACAAATCTTCCAACTGGAACTTTTAGTGATATTTATACAACTGGTGCGACTTTAAGTGGTGATACGATTATATTTTCAAGAAATGATAGTAACACATATGATATTGATTTAACCCCTATATTAAACCAACAATCAATCACAACAATGACATGGGATAGTTCAACAGATGAACTTTTAACGACTTTTAACGACGCTTCTACAATTGGAATTACGATTGATAGTTTCGCACAAGTTAGTTCAACAGGACCTATAACAGCACCTGAATTTTATGGTGGTATATTTTATGGTGAATTAGTTGGAACATTTTCAAATGATATTTATACAATCTCTGCTACACTTTCAGGAACTGATGCTATTTTTACAAGAACAGATGGTGCTTCTTATTCATTAGACTTATCAACTTTTAGTGGAGGTGGCGGAGCTACTGGAGCTACTGGAGCTACTGGTTCAACTGGTGCTACTGGTGCTACTGGTGCTACTGGAGCTACTGGAACAGCTTCTTATCAAACACTAGAACAGACATTGATATTAGGTAATGTTAGTGGTAGTCAAAGTATAATAATGAATAAAGGTTATGGTATCTCCTCAATAGAAAATCAACAAACTGGAGTAACATTAATAGATGGTGGTGTTGTTAGAGTTATAGCGACAGATGGTATTTTACCATTCCCAACGGATGAGGCATATATTGATGTCCAAGGAAATGGTAATATTGCAATGGACGGAACTGGAACCTTAGATATAAACTTTGATAGTGTTGCGGTTCAGGGTGGTTTAAGTTTTTCTGGTATTGAATATGTTAATGATTATTCAGCTGATTATATAAATAGAAGTTTAGTTGATAAAGAATATGTTGATAACGCGGTTGCCGGAGCAACTCCTTCTTTAAGTGATGTTTTATTAGTTGGTAATACAACTGGTGCGAATGATATTATAGTTGATAATGATAGACTAATCAAAACAACTGATACTGGATTTATTCAGTTCGGTGATACTGGTGCTGACCTTAATGCTATTAGGGTTAATAATGGTGGTGATGGTGTTACAATTCCAGCAAATAGTTTTGGATTTAGTGGTGTTGACCCGTATTGGACTTCACAAGTTGTAGATATTGCTGGTATAACTGATACTATATCTTTAGACCCACTAGGATTAGTTAATGGAACTGGTATTAAATCAGTTGATACTGCATCAGGTAAAACAGGACATATTAATATGGACGAGACAAATGTGGATTTATCATCAAGCGACGGGACAAATGTTGGAACACTTGTTGTAACTAATGGTTCGGTTACAATAGCTGGAGATAATGGTGGAGTTGCTATTGATACATTTACTATAAATCCAGGTACTGCTCAGACAGGTATTTATTCAGAAGATATTGCGAGCACTAATTATACACAAACTATTCACACACCAACTGGTATATTAACAACTGTAACAGATAATGGATATGGGTATTTTAGTTCAAAAGATATTAAACCCCAACAACATCAATCTCAATTCTCACGACAATCAAATATATTTACTATTGAGGATAAAAGGGCGGGGTGGATGCAAACATCTGATGATACGGCAGCTTTAATGATGTATTGTGATGTTGACCCATCAACAGGTTCTACTTCAAGTATAGTTCAAATTAAGGCTCATGTTAGGGGAATATCATCTGATAAATTAACAGGATATGCCGCTGAAATAACATCATGGGTAAGATTAGACGAATTGGGACCAACACCTATAACACAAATTGGTACAGTAGATTATACTATTAAGAGTGAATTTACAACAGCTCATTCAAGTTTTGTTATATCTGGACCGAATATGTATATTGATGTAACTGGTGAGATTGGAATAACAATTGATTGGACATGTAATGTTGAGATACTATATGATAAAAACACATTCTAAAAATAAATAATAATATGATAAACAATAATAATAATTTTAGTGGTATATCGAGTATGAGTGCTTCCGTATATTATGGAGATGGTCAATACTTAACTGGTGTGATTGGTGTTACTGGTTCAAATGGAACGAGTGGGACATCTGGGGTGAATGGTTCATCAGGTACGAGTGGTTATAATGGTTCGGATGGTGATAGATACCATACGACATCAAGTAGTTCACTAACTCTTAATAGTAGCGGTACAGCTTCAATTATTACAGATGATTTAAATTTAGATTATTCAATAGCTCAAACAATTATAATTGCTCATGATTTAAATCATCATCAACATGGAACGGTTATTAGTTATGACCAATCAACTGGAGTGTTGGTTTTTGATAAAAACAATAAAACTGGTACAGGCACATACACATCCTGGGAAGTTAATTTAGATGGTGCTGTTGGTATTGCTGGTTCATCAGGAACATCTGGTGTTAATGGAACATCAGGAACGAGTGGAACATCACAAACTGCGGCTGGTTCATTCGGAATTACGGTAGATGGTGGTGGTTCTGTTATACCAACAGGATTGAGAGGATTTGTTGTTATACCATATAGTGGAACAATTACTGAATGGACTATTATAGCAGACCAATCTGGCTCATCTGTTGTTGATATATGGAAATCAACATATGCTGGAGCACCACCAACTATAGCAAATACTATTACAGGTTCTGCTCTACCAACTTTAACAGCATCACAAAAGGCTCAAAGTTCTACTTTAACTGGATGGACAACATCAGTTACAACTGGTGATGTGATTGGGTTCAATGTTAATAGTGCATCAACAATAACGAGATTAAATTTATCAATAAAAATAACTAAATCATAATGGAGTATATTATAAACCAAGAAAATGAAGACTTTATTATAGTAATGTTTAACTATGATGGTAGAAACTGGGAAGTATGTTTAGACGCACTAAGTAGTGAGGATGATATACAACACTATATACATATTAGATTAGATAGTTTAACTGACGAGTTTTTATTAAACGGAGATTACGACAAATCGGACTTATATGTCGATTATATAAAAAGAGATGAAAATTAATGGCAACAAGAACTATATCAAATACTGGTGGAAATTATAACGCCGTTGGAACATGGGTTGAAGGGATTGTACCAACATCTGCTGATGATGTGGTATCAACTGCTACATCAGGCCAATTAACGGTGAATGTAACATCAGCAGCCAGGTCTATAAACCTTTCAAATTATGTAAATACTTTAACAATGAATGCTGGATGGACTATAAGTGGCTCAGGTACCACTAATACTTTTGGTGTTGGTATGAGTTTTGCTGGTACTTCTACTATAGGTTTTACAGTTGCTGTAACCTTATTTCAAAATACGACAAATAGAATACCATCTCTTTCATTATCAACTAACACAATAAAAACACTTTCAACTAATTTATATGTTGTTAATATGACCTCAAATAATACAGGAACTATTAATGGTAATATAATATATGTAAGTGGTAACTTAGGCACATCTCAAGCTAGTATAACACAAGGTGTTAATGGTACAACAAAGTTTATATTAGATGGTAGTGGTTCAGTTTCGATGGGTGTATATGCAAATCCAATAGAGATAAATACGACTGGTACTTATTCTACTTATGGACAGGGTCTCTCACTTAATTCAAACGCTGGTGCTTCAAGTAGTTTTACTTTTACATCTGGTAATATAGGTACAACTTTTAATATAATTTTAAATAAACAAAACTCGGCTGCTGATATTTTCTATTTAGACTTAAAAACAAAGGTCTCTGGTGTTTATGTTAATAATCAATCAGTCTCTTCTGCTCTTTCTACATGGAAAAACTTATCAATAGATTTAGTTGGCGGATATTTAAATACAGATATATTCGCTACTTATAACATCAATAGACCATATACAACGGATGAGACAGCTATTGATGCTTATATTCTTAATGGTGGTTTATCTGCTTCTCAAGTTTCTTTATCACCAGCTTGGAGGTCAACATCAGGTGTTGTAACAACAGGATTTTTTAACTATAAAGGACTTAACTTAAAATTAAACTCTGACTTTACACATAGTATAGGTTCTCTTAAATTAATGGGTGGTGGAATACCAACGAGACCATCTATATCATCTGCTACAGCTTCATCAGTAGCATCAATAAACCTTAGTAGTAAAATCACATCTCAAATTATAGATTATGATTTTACAGATATAAATGCGATAGGTGAACAAATAGTAGCTATAAATGCTACGGTATCAAACTGCACGAATGTTACAAATACCTACCCTACTGGTGGAAGTGCATCATCAGGTGGGTCTTGGACCTTTATAAATTAATATAAATTATGAGTTTAATAATAAGAGATGATAATAAAAGATATATTCTAAATTTAAATGGGAATATATTAGAATTGTTGGTATATGAATTAACCGTTTGGAACCCAACAACGAGACAATATGATTTAAGTTTAAGTGAAACTATAAATTTAAGTGGTGGTGTTACTGATACTTTTTTAACAGGGGATGGAAGGACAGCAAGCGTTGTTGATGGATTAATAATTAGTATAATATAAAAAAATAAATAACTATGGCAGATAATATTAAAATAGATTTATTGATTAATGCGGCTGAAAGTGCTAAGACTATTCAAGAGACTAAAAAGGCTTTAAGAGATTTAAAAAGTGAGGCAATGAACCTAACAGAAGGTACTGCTGCTTTTACAAAAGTCGCAACTGCTGCTGGTCAATTACAGGATAAGATTGGTGATTTAAGTGCGACGACTAAATATCTTGGTGATGATTTAAGAAATATAAAAGCAATAACTGGTATAGGTCAGGGAATTGCTTCGGGATTTGCTATTGCTTCTGGAGCTGCTGCTCTTTTTGGAGGTGAGAATAAAAAACTGCAAGAGAGTATGGTTAAGTTACAGGCTATTATGGCTGTAATGCAGGGGATGGAACAAATTGGTGCAGTTCTTCAAAAGGAAAGTGCAGCTATGTTGGGTATAAAAAATGCTGTTACAAAAACTGCAATCTTTTTAACATCCGAACAGGCAGTTGCTGAGGCTGCTGAGGCAGTTGCTGCTGGAACTGCAACAGTTGCTCAAAGAGCTTTAAATGCTGCTATGAATGCAAATCCAATTGGTATATTAATCACTTTAATACTTGCTGGTGTTGCTGCTTTAACTTTATGGAATTCAAAATCCGATGCTGCTGCTAAGGCTGAAAAAGATGCTAATGAGGAAAAGAAAAAGAACATCGCTTTATTAAAAGCACAAAAGGAACAACATGATAAACAAAATGATTATTTATCAAAAGAGTTAACAAGTTATTATTTAATGACTGAACAATTAAAAAAGAGTAATCCAGGTTCTGCTGAAAGATTAAGATTGATTAATGAGATTAATAAAACATATGGTACAACTTTACAAAACTTAAAAGATGAAAAGGAATTTCAAACTGCTGTATCTGGTTCTGTTGATGATTATATTACAATGTTGAAATTAAAATTTAAGGTTCAAAGTTTAGAGACAACGATAAATGAAAATTTAACTATACAAAGAGACTTAAATGCAAAGATTGCTGCTGAGGAAAAGCAATATGCCAAAGATAGAATATGGGCTAATAATAATGCTTATATAGATTGGGATAGAGAAGGTAGATTGGTTAAATTAAGAACAGACTTAAATGCTGCTGAGGAGAGACTTGTTGGTTACACAACAGCAACTTTGGATGCAAATGATAAATTAAACGCATCAACAATTCACACTGCTGAAGTAGTAAAAACAAATGATAAAAAGATTGTTAAAAGTAATGATGATAAGAACAAGGCAATTGAGGAAGCTAATATAAAAGCCGCTGAAAGAGCTGCGAAGATTAGAGAGTTATATGATAAAGGTATAACTGATGCTGAAGATATACGTATAGCTTTAATGAAGGATGGTTATGAAAAAGAAGCAGCTTTATTAAGAAGAGAAGAAAAGAAACAGGCTGATGAGGTTATAAATGGAGCAACGGAAATATATAAAATACTTGAAGAACAAGAAATTGAAAAGTTAAAACTGGCTAAAACTTATATTAGTGATAGTAAAGATAGTAGGTGGAAAGCACAACAAGATGAGATTAAAGGTAGAATTGTATCAAATCAACAATTAATAGATTTAGATTTAGTAAATGGTAAAGCAATTGCTCTTATAAGAGAAGATTTTGCTAAAAAGCATGTTGAGTTAAATAGTAAATATTTAGGAACAGATTTAATGAAAGTTATTCAAGATAATGCTGATTATGAACAATCTATATTAAATGAAAAATATAAAAAGGGTGAAATAAGTGATGCTGCATTTTTAAAATCAACACAAAAATTAGTTGATGATGTTCAAACTATACAAGATGAATTTAATAAAAACCCTGAAAATGTTATTAATGCACTTGGTAAAGTTGATGGTAATAATTATGATATTATTTTAACAAGTGTTGATAAACAAGCTACGACTGTAAAAGAGAAAACAAAGAAAACATCGGAAGAGTTAATAAAAATTGATACTGAGAAAAATAAAAAGCTTGCTGAAAATCAAATAAAAGCAAATGAGGATGCTGCTGTTATAAGTGATGCCGCTGCTGCTAAAACAATTGAAACTAAACAAAAGCTTAATGATGAACTTTTACAATTAGAACAGGCTGCTCAGGCTGCAACTCTATCTATATTTAATAATCAAATGGATATAAGAGCAAAATCTATTCAAAAAGAGTATGATGATAAAATTGCTTTAATAGATGCTGAGGAAGAGGCTTATAAAAATGCACAAGCAAATAGAACAACATTACAACAGGCTCAATATGATACTGAACTTGGATTTGCTGAACAAAGAAAAAATGCCGAAAGAGTAAGACAACTTGAAGAGGAGAAAATTAAAAAGAAACAATTTAATGCACAAAAGATAAATGATGCTGCGACAGTTGCTATTAATACAGGAGTTGCTGTTTCTAAAACAATTGCTGAACTTGGTGGAGTTGGTGCTCTGACACCACCTGGTATCGCTTTAATTGCTGCTATGATTGCTGGTGGTATTATTCAAGAAACATCAATTTTATCAAAGAAATATATTCCAACATACGCAACGGGTGGTTTAGTTATGGGAGCTGGAACTGGAACAAGTGATAGTATAGATGCGAGACTATCAAATGGTGAAAGTGTTATAAACGCAAAATCAACATCAATGTTTGCACCTATGTTAAGTGCTATAAATCAAGCAGGTGGTGGAGTTGCTATACCACATACTAAAAATAATATATTTACTCCATCTATACCAGCTGAAAATCAAATTATGGATATTCAACCGTTAATTGACGCTATTAATAATAAATCAAATGAAGTATATGTTAAAGAAGTTACGGTTACAAATAGCCAAAATAGAGCTGATAAATTAAAGAGGAGAACATCCTTCTAATATACAAAAAATACAAAAAATATATTTATATTATGGAATTAAAAACTTATAGAGTTATAGTTAATGCTGATGATGATTTAACGGGCGTATATGCGGTATCATTGGTAGACCAACCAGCAATTGAAGTTGATTGGATTAAATTAGGAAAAGTTGAAGAGTTTTTATTCTCTGCAAATCCTGATAAACAAATGTTGTTTGGACCTCTTTTGATACCAAATAAATTGATATTAAGAAAAGCCGCTGATGGTGAAATGTTTAATATAATGTTTGATGCTGAAACTATCCAAATCATCGCTGATAAATATAATGAGAATAAAATAAATGATATATTTAATTTTCAACATAGTGATAAGAAAGTAAATGCTGTTTTATTACAAAACTGGATTACTGGAAAAAATGATAAGTCTCATGATTATGGATTTGATTTACCAGAAGGAACGTGGTTCGCGGGTGTTAAGGTTAAAGATGAGAATTTTTGGATGAATGAAGTTAAGACTGATAAAGTTAAAGGATTTTCAATTGAGGTGAAGGCTGATGTTGAACTTATAAAAATGACGGCAATAATTGCCGATAAAAATGAAAACATAAAACTTATGGATTACAAAACAAGAGATGGACTAACCCTTAGATGGGATGGTGAGGCTGCTGTTGGAAGTGAAGTGTCTTTAGTGTTAGCTGATGGAACTGCGGTTGCTGCTGATAACGGGACATACGAATTGGAAGATGGAACTAAAATCGTCATCGCTGATGGTAAAGTTGCTGAAATCATGGCTGCTGAGGTTGTTGAAGAAGATGCTGAAGACATGGCAATCACACCTGATACAACAGGATTGTTAGAGGTGGTACAACCACTTATCGAAGAATTGAGAGGCGTTATTGCTGAACTATCATCAAGATTAGACAAATTAGAAAATGTTGAAACTATTGAAGAAGAAACAACATCAACTGAAAATTACAGAATTGTTGAACTTGAAGCGAAGTTGGAAAAACTATCATTAGCGGCTGGTGCTCCTTCTGTAACTAAAAAGACTGATAGTGAGATTAAAAGACAAGTTCAAAATGATATTATTCTTGAAAAGATTAGTTTCTTCAAAAAGAAATAATATACAAATTAATTAACTATTATACTTAATGTATAAAAATAAAAACAAAATAAAATTATGAAAAAAAATGATTTCAAATTAAGTTTCGTAGACAATACAGTTTTTACTGGTATTGATGCTGAGGGATTTTACGCAAAAGCCCTTTTAACAGGTAAGTCTAAAGAAGCATTTAAACTTATTCCAAACGTTAAATCAAAAATCAAATTAGGTGAATTGTCTATTGGTGATATCTTAAATGATGCTGATTGTTCATTCTCATCACAAGGTGAAGGTACTTTAAATCAAAAGGCTTTCGAAGTAGCACCTATTAAAATCAATTTAGAATATTGTCAAAGAACTTTCGAGGTAAATTATTTATCTTTATTGTTGAGACCAGGTTCTAACTCTGATGAGGTTATGCCAGCAACAGTTGAAAACTTTTTGTTAGAACAAGTAGCATTAAAAGTATCTGCTGATACAGAACAATTAGTATGGAAAGGTAACACAGCAACTGCATCTTATCCATTATCTTTAATCGATGGATTAGAAAAACAACTTCTTGCTGATGGAACTGTTATTGATGTTTCTGCTACTGCATCTATCACTGTTGGTAATGTGATTGCTGAGTTGACAAAAGTATATAATGCTATTCCAGAAGAAATAATGGGAGCTGATGATTTAACTATCTTCTTATCTCCTGTTGCTTTAAGAGCATACAGACAAGCACTTGCTGCTGCATCATCTGAAGCATACTTTATGCAAAACTATCCTGAATTACACTTTTTAGATGTGAGATTATCTGAAGCACCAGGTATCACATCTAACAAAATGGTAGCTGCTAGAACATCTAATGTCTTACTTTTAACAGATTTAATGTCTGATTTTGAAGATATTCAAATCCTTCCACAAAAATCTGTAACAGGAGTTCCTGTTGTAAGAATGATTGGTGAGTTCAAGTTCGGAGTTGGTTATATCTTCGGTTCTGAAATCGTTTTTTATAACTAAAATAAAATTAATATAAACCCTCTTTAATTAGGGGGTTTAATAAAACTAAAAATAATTATTATGGCAATATGTAATGCTTTAACAACAGGATTGAATAAATCATGTGATACTAATGCCGGTGGTTTGAATAAAATTTTCATTACAGATTATGAAAATGTTTCTTCTTATACCGTTGGTGCTGGTACAGGTGGCGATTGGATTACTGGTATAACAATGGCTGGTCCAGCGTTATTCTATGAATTTCAAACAAATAAAAACGTATGTAACTTCGTTGAGACAGTTGCAATTGATTTGACAGCAGGAACAACATTCTTTAACCAAATCGTAACGGTTGTTCTTTCAAGAAGAGAAACTATCAAAAGAAATGCTATCGAAGAATTAACTGATGGACAAAAACAATTATGTATCATAGTTCTTGATAGTAATGGTCTTTACTGGTTCTCAGGATTAGATGAAGGTTCTTATGTATCAGGAATTGAAGGTGGTTCAGGTACAGCAAAAGCTGATGCTAATGGATATACTATCACTTTAACTGCGATGGAAGCTATTCAAATGTATCAAGTTGACCCAACTATTATTGCAGCAATCGTATAATAGAAATTAACTTAAAAGAAAAGGTGAGGAAATATCTTCACCTTTTTTTATATAAAATAATTAACAAAATGGACGAAAATACAAATGATGCTCCAGCTAAAGCTCGTGGTAGATATAAAATTAAAGAAGAATTAAGAAATCAAGATATTAAAATTGGAGGAGTTCTTTATGAAAAAGTTATATTCAATAGAGATAGTGAAACTTTATCAAAAATGTTAAAAAGTAATGATAAATTAGTATCCTATTTAATAGCTGATGAAGAAATTGATAATAAAGAAACAATATCTTCTTTAAATAAAGAGGCTGATGTTTTATTGGAAAAAATCAATAAACTTGAAAAGGAAAACAAAGAATGGGATGCGAGATTAAAATCAGCATACAATGAAATGGATAAAATGAAAAAGGAAATTGAAATGTTAAGAAAAAGAAAAGGTGAAAAAGAGGCTGAAAAGGTTGTTCTAAATGACGAAGGGATGGGAAATCCATTATAAAAAACAAATATAAAGTTTTTTAACCACTCTTTCTGGGTGGTTTTTTTATTTAATAAACAAAATATGATAAAATTATATTTAAGATATGATAAGATTAAATGATGGACCAAACGATATTTATGTAACTATTAACGAAAAGGGTAGTGGTGACTATTATATATTGAGGGTTGTTGATAATATGGATATTAATGTTCAAAGTCTATGTATATTGGGTGAGAATATATCTCCTGATGTAACAAGATATGATAAGTTTGAACTAAATGTTGCAACATCTTCTGGTGTTGATGATGGAGTTTTTGTCGCTATGAATGAAAATGGATTTGCATGGAATTCGTCTAATGGATTTGATTGGGCAACACATTCAGCAGCAACTGGAAATGAGATATGGCTGACTTATTTAAGTGAGAGAAAAAGGTTATTATCAACATCTTATGCTTTTTCCAATAGTGAATGGACTGATAATCCATATGAAACATATACAGCAACCGTAACACCTTTTGATTTAGGAAATCAAGTAAGTTATTCATCAAAACACGATAGAGTTATTGCTTTTGATAATGGTCCAAATACTTTTTGTTGGTCGGATGATGGTGCTATAAGTTGGACAACCGCATCATACCCAATCCCATATGAACCATTTGGTGCTACTATTGTATCATGTTGGTCAAAAGAATTGGATATATGGATATATTTAGGTTCAAACTATATTTATTCATCTGCTGATGGTATAAATTGGGCAACACAATCAAGTGATTTACCAGCTGGTTCAAATAATTATATAAAATGGATTAAAGAATTGGATTTATATCTTCTTTTAAGAGGTAATCAAGATGCTCAAATATCACATGATGGAGTAAGTTGGTTCCCAGTTTATGTTAATTCAGGTGGTTCGGATTGTTTGTTTTTTGACTTTGCTTATGGTGGAAAAACAGACGAGCCCTTAATAGTTGCGATTGGATATCATGGAGATATTGCTGCAGTTGATACTATATCAACATCACCAAATGGGATTGATTGGACAAGAAGAGAAAGTCCAGTTGATGGAAATTGGGCAGCAATTGATTGGTCTCCAGTCTTAAATATGTTTGTTGCAACACCGAGAGATGCATCACCGTTTATTGGTTCTTATGATGGGACTAATTGGTTTGTGTGTTCGGATGTGACAATTGGAGCTTTTAATGATATGTTATGGGTTGAAACATCAAATTATGATAATACTATTTTAGTTTTAGAGGATAGAGGACAATATAATTATGAAATCTGGGCTATGACAGGTTCAGTACCAGTTGGTCAAGAACCAATAGTATATTATGGTGGAACCATTTTAGAAAAAGGTAGAATAATTTTACAATAAAAAATAAATAAAAATATGGAATTATTTGGATATAATTTATCAAAAAAAGTAGAACCCCAATCGGTTAAAGCTGAGGTGATTAGCAAACCACAAATGACTAATGATATAATATCATTATCAATAATGGTTGATTTACCAAAAATTAAAGAAAGTAGAAATAAAGTTTATGTTGAATATGGGATTGATAATCTATATCCAGAATTCTTAAAAGATTTGTATAGTTCATCACCAACGCACAACGCCATTGTTAAAACAAAATCATTGATGGTGGTTGGTGAAGGATATACTTATGATGATACTTTTTTAACAGAGGCTGATAAAATAAATATCTTAAAAATTGTTGGTAGATTAGAAAAGGATTTTAATGCCCTATCATTAGACTTCCAATATATGGGAGCAATGGCTTTTGAAGTTATATGGAGTTTAGACTTTTCAAGAGTGGTTGAAGTTAATAGAGTTGATGCTTCTAAATTAAGAAGTGGTAAGTTTGAAGATGGAGTTGTTGAAGAGTGGTTTTATAAAAGAGATTGGAGTGACAGAAGAGAAGAAATATCTTGTATTAAAGCCTTAGATAAAAGTAATAAAACTGACCACAGACAACTTCTTTATGTTCCAGGTGAAATGGTATCAAATGAATATTATGGTGAGCCAGGGTTCATTGGAGCTATTGATTGGATTGCTTTAGAAGCTCAATGTGGAGTATATTATAGAAACTTAATTGAAAATGGATTTTCACCATCAGTTGTTGTTAAGTTTTTTCAAAAACCAGGTAATCAAGAAGAAAGAGATAATATAGTTGGTGGAATGAGAAGAGCATATACTGGTACAAAAGGTTCAAAGTTCTTAGCAGTTTTTAGTGATGGAAAAGAATTATCACCTGAAATCACACCTATGGAAGTTTCCAATATGGATAAACAATATACAGTTTTAGCTGAACAGATAACACAAAAGATATTAACTGGTTCAAGAGTAACAACAACAGAATTATTCGGGATTGCTTATCCAGGTCAATTGGGTTCAAGTGATTTTGAAACTAAGGTTAAATGTTTTGAAAAGTTTGTAATCCGTCCAGACCAAAAGATATTTGAAGCAGCAATAAATGAGATATTAATGTTAAATGGATATAGTGTTGATTTTAAATTAAAACAGTTTGTAATATAAAAATAAATAAATAATTATGTCATATGTTCCGTGGATTAACCAAGCATTCTTAAAACAAATCACACCTATATCAACCAATATAGATGTTCATGAAATATCATCACATATAGAAACTGCAACTTATATTAATATAAGAGAGTTGTTGGGAAAAAACCTATATGAAGATATTAACACAAAATTTATCAATAATACTTTATCAGCAATTGAGACTGAATTATTTGGTATATTAAAACAAGCACTGGCTTATAGAGCTACGTGGTGTGCTATACCATTCTTAGGTATAAAAATCCGTTCAAAAGGAGTTGTAAGACTAAATGATGAGTTTGCTCAATCAGCAACATTAGATGATATGAAGTATCTTAGAGGCGAATTAAATAACAGGGCTGAATATTATGAAAAAAGAGTTCAAGAGTTCTTATGTCAATTTTCTGTTGATTTTCCACTTTACACAAATGATACTAATCCACGTAATCAAATCTATCCAAACTTTAATAATCCATATGATAGTGATGTTTATATTGATACAAGAGATAGAGAAAATTTAAGATTAAACAGATATAGATATGGGCCGAATGGTTCTCAACCAGGAAATACCTATTAATTATGTGTATAGATAATTTAGATAATATAAAAAGGTCAATTAAGAATGATGAAAAGGCCATCAAACTCGCTAAACATATAAAATTGCTAAGTGAATTAGGTGAACCTGCTGAAAACTTTAGAATAATTGACAGAAAAGAAATGAGTTATAATGATATTCAAGATTATAGTCTCGCTATAAAAACTGGAGTTCCTGGAATAAGACCAAAGAAAAGTCAAATTGTTTCAAGACCAACTTTTGGTGATAAATATGAGATTAGATATAATTATGATTTAAGAGAGGAATTATCTGGACCTAAATTATTAGACACATCACGTGATTTTTGTGTTCATATAATTGATGCGAATAAAATGTATCTTAGACAAGATATTGATAAAATGTCAAATGGATTTGAACTATCAGTTTTTGAATACTCTGGTGGTTTTTGGAATAATGATGGAGTTATTGAACCTAAATGTAGACACTCTTGGTTCTTAAACTTTGTTGAAAGATTAAAATAATATAACCACTATGAAGACTTTAAGTTTATTTTTATTATCAATATTAACACTTCTAACACCTGTTAAAATGTTAATCCTTATCATTACATTATTTGTAGCCATTGATACCATCTACGGTCTTTATTATACTATTAAAAAGAAGG